ATATTTGGAGTGCATGTATTGAAGAGTTACAAAGAAGAGTTAATTTAACGTCAGGTGATTTAATTAGCCGTGAGGCTTTGAAAGAGGCAATAGAAGTAACACAGTACAATGATATTGATGATTTAACAAGGACAGAGCGGTTAATCGACAGTGCCCCGGCAGTTTGCGGAAACAATCCGAAGTGGTGCGAGAGTTGTGTATCAAAGGGTAAATGTGCAAGCACAAGCCTGAAAGGCGGTGCGGAATGAGGCTAATTAATGCAGACGCATTAAAAGACGAAATGACCAAACTCAGAGACCTTTCAATAAAAAGAATAGAGGACACTCCTGCAAGTTCTCCATTCTATAGGACTTATTCAGCGCAAGCGGTTGAACGTAAAGGCTTTATTCAAATGATTGACGAGACGCCGACAGTTAATCCAATATGTCCATATCTATCCGATGGCGAAGTAAAACAGCCTTGTATTGAAAGTCCTTGTGAAAGACCACAAGGCGAGTGGATAATCGTCAAAAATGAGCGGTACGGAAATAATGTCAAATGCCCTTTTTGTGGAAAAGAATTAGCAGGAACAGATTTGAACTTCTGTTGCAAGTGCGGAGCAGATATGCGGAAAGAGGCAGAAAATGCGACAAAAGAAGCCAAGACTAATAAAGACTAAATATAGACCGCAAGGGGTCTCTTGTAAGCAATGCAGATACAGTATTGCAGTTGATGCAAAGCATGACAGGTATTACTGTGTTAAGCCTGAGGAGAAGAATTGGGTATACTACGGAGAACATGTTTGCGGAAAAGGAGAACAAAAACAGTGACTTGGAAGCATAAAAGGTACGATGATACAAGAGGTTGCGTATGAACAACGAAGACTTAATTAAGCAGTTATATGACCTTAAGAGTGTGTCTACGCGACAAGAAGACAAGGCATTAGATAAAGCAATCGAAGCCTGTAAGAATGGTCATTCACAGCGTCTTGTATTAGCAATACTTAACGGAGAAATTAAAGTAAATTAAGAAAGCGAGCAACATATGAGAACAATTGACGCAGAGGCTTTGAAGAAAGCCATAAAGAGTTATGCAGATGACCAATATGCTGAAAATGAATATTTAGGTGAATGCGCAATTATGACTATTATCGACAATGCCCCGACAGTTGCGGTTAATTGCAAAGATTGTGATGGATATGAGGCAGGATATTCCGCAGGATTAAATGACGCAAAAAGACAAAAAGGCGGTGCAGAATGAGTAAGTGGATAAACAACCATATCGTTTCTTGTGGGACAATACTTAGGTGGAGAGCGAACGTGGTCGAATGTCAATGTCCGAAGTGTAAGCGGTGGTGCTTGAAATGGTCAGATACGATTTACTATGAGAAATGTCCTCATTGCGGTGCAGATATGAGAGGTAAAGAAGAATGAGATTGATTGATGCAGATAAATTAAAAGAGCAGTTTGATTACTATAAAGGTATATTCTGCCGTGGTGATATAATTAACATTATTAACGAGGCTGAAACCGTTTATCCTGCTACCAAGTCCAATGATGATTTAGTCAGCCGTGAATATGTTCTTAAAGAACTTATGGCACATCAGTACTCAAAAGAATTCTGTATAGAGCATCACATAGACTATTCAATAAATAGCGGGATGGCTAGAATCGTTGTTAATGAAGCACCATCAATTTTACCTTATGTCCATTGTGAGAATTGTACATTTAAAAACTTCACAGAAAATGTCATAGACAAAGTTGTAAAAATAATGAGTGACAACGACATAAGTGATTTTGATGAATTAGCAAAGAGACTAACAGAGAGGGATAAGCAATGAAGCAGGGTTGTAAATATTGTGCTTACAATGGGTATGACGGAGTTAATCTAGGCTCTAATATTTGCGATAAATATTATACGCATATTAATGTGTATTCAGAGAGACGTTGTGACGGATTTGAACCTAATCAAATTGCTATGACCGTAGACGCTATGCTGTCAGAAATGACGGATGAACAATGTGCTCAGATATTGGAAAGTTCTCAGTATATTTGTTTAGGAAGACGTAGCGGTAAAATCCTCACACAAGCCGTGTATGACGTTGCGCTTGCACGGGCAATAAAGAAACTCAGAGGAGAATAAGTAAACCCCACAGAGCGTTTCTGTGGGGCTATTTTTACATTCTGTCAATTACTTTTAAAATCTTTGTTCTTACTCGCTTTGAAAGTACAGCAACTGTACCCTCAGATACATTCATCTCTATTGCGATTTGAAGATTACTGTAATGCTTTGCTCTTAAATTAAAATAACATAGTTCGTCAGACGTGAAGTTGCACTCATTTCTGAACTTGTCCAATTCCCAAGATACAAAGTCATAAATCTTCATTTCACGTTAGAACGGAGTTTACTTTAAGATGCGATTCCATGTCTCGTAATCACAAATACCTGTAACCTTAAGATTGCGTGCCTTTTGATATTCTGTGACTGCATACTGTACGTTTTCTCCGTATATGCCGTCGTATGTGAGTCTTTTTCCATTCTTGCCCTTGAATCCTATTTCGTTAAGAAGAGCCTGAATGGTGAGAACTTCTCCGCCCTCAGAGCCTAACTCTAATACAGGAAGTTCAACAGTAACCATTTTAGGTTGCGGTTTAACTTCAGGTGTCGGTGTAAGATACTTACCACTAGCATAGCCACCGTTATACTGAACCCAAGTATTTACACCACCAATATCTTCACCCTCAACAACAACCTTAGATGTAATCTCATCACCGTTATCAATATAACCAACTTGCTCTGATTTGGTTGTGGGTTCCTTACGGAGTCTAAGAGCATCTCCATTAGTTGTTACGGTGTAAGTATCTTTTGTACCACCAGATAACTGAGCAGTTACAACACTTGCAAGGTCTCCCATCTTACCCATCAACCAAGAGCCAGGACAATCTGTGTCAGCAAACCATCTGTGTACAGTTAAAAGCATTTCATCATCTTTTACTGAGTAAGAAAGTGCCTTGCTCTTATCACTAATCCACAGCAGTTTCTTTTTTCCATAACGCTTGCAGATGTCTACGCAGAGTTTAACTAACTTGCCATATACAGCACTGTTAAAAGCGTATGGTGATTTAGCGTCAGACGCGCATTCAATGGTAATTGCACGATTGTCATTATCTTTTGATGAAGAAGTCCATGCTCTCCACTCTTCACGCACACAACCGCCAACACGACCATCTGTACCTATAATATAGTTAGATGATACCTGTCTCTCTGTGTTGTAAAAATAGTCAAGTCCATTCTCAACCGATACTTGACCTACCCAACAATGCGGAGTAATTCTTGTAACAGCATACCATCTCTGACCTGAGTTATCAGGACTTTCTTTAATTTTGTCAGTTAACGGAGACCATGTTGCCATAGCGTTTCTCCTTACGATTTAAGTTGCTTGTAGATTTGGTTAATACCTGTTGCCGCGAGACCTGACACGATGCCTGTTGCAACTGCACTAAGCCAATTATCACCAACGATAAAATCAGGAATTGTCATAAAAGTAACAAGTCCAAGGATTGCACCACACACACCGCATATAGTGGGGATAAACTTATCAAATTGGTCGTTGCCTACTGCCTTACAGCCCATACCAATCAAGTAGCAAATAACTACGATTGCAGGTACAGATACGATTTCTGCCATTTTTAGTCCTCCTTATTATTGTGAAATATTATAATTTCGACTATTAAAATCGTCACCAACACAAATTCTGCGATGAGAGTTAATAAGTCGTAATTAATCATCTTTTAAGACTCAGTAATTGCTGAAGTTGCAAATCCATATCTTCAATCTTATCCTGAATGCTTGCAATTGCCTGTTCTGCAACAATAAGTTTTTCTTTCAGGATATCCTGATTGCTGATGTACTTATCAAGTTTGATTTCCAACTGCTCAATTCTCCAATTGGACAATCTGTTTGAGACAAGTATGCCACTTATGGAGCCTGTTACCGTTCCTATAAGCGCAATGATTGCAACAAGTACGTCTCCGTTCATTTTCGGTTATCCCCCTTTGGCTTTAGTATACCATATATCGTACAATAATATAAGAAATTATTTGAGCATCGGAATTTGTATAGGCATTTCTCTATACTCAATGACTTCTTCGCCTGATTCCGCGTGTACAAAAAAGGATATCGCATCTATAAGGTAAATTGGAGTTTCATTTAACTCGGTAGTTATTGTATATGAAAATTCAAAAACAACACCTCTATTAGTTTCATCTACATGCATAACTATAATGTGCGTACTTTGGTATGTTACATCAGAATCTAGCAGGTATCCAACAATCAATTTACCGTTATCAAATGCATCTAATATCTCTACTGTTGTTTTATCACATCTGTAAATTGTTGTTACGCCATCATCTTCTATACTTATGTGTACTTTAAATATATTATTTCCGCCACCTTGCGTAGGATAAACTACGCCAAAATCTGCATCAAAAGATGCCACTGTATTTCCGTTACTCATGTGTGATTACTCCTTCTTTTCCTATTGGTAATATGTCTACTTCTATCTCAGATATGCCTAACGCAGTCCCGTCACTAAGAAGCATACGAGACTGAAGAAATGCAGTACCTGCTTTTAATCCCAATGTATCATTCTGTGTGAGTGGTGCAAAAACCCGTCTGTGTTCCGCATCAATCGTCATGTCAACCATGGTTTTATCAACTTTAACCTTATTCTGCTGTGAAATGTAAATCCACACTTCCGCAATCATAGACATGTCGATATCGCTTTTTATATTCATACGGAGTGTTGGTGTTGTACCGCGGATAATTGCGTCCATATCATTTCTCCTCTCATCAC